CGGCGTGGTCAGGCGGAACCACGGGCGACTGGGCGAGGTGATGCCCGACATCATGCCGGCCTTGAGCGTGCGCAGCGCCAGGGTCGCAGTGTTGTCCAGGATCTTCAGGTTGCGACGGTCGCCCTTGTTGCGGTCGCTGATGAAGAACCGCTGCCGGGACGGGCAGATGTAGTCCGCCAGGTCCTGCCACTTGGAGACGTGCGGCTGGCGCTCGCTCTCCAGCTGGGCGTGCAGCTTGCTGAACTGGTCGCGGAGTCCCATGCTTATTGGCCCAGCAGGGTCTTGCCGCCGGTCGTACCGCCGAGGGTCTGGCCAGAGGTCAGGATGGTGCCGGCCCGGCCGCGGCGCTGCCGCTGGCGCGCGAGGGCGGCGAGGTCAGCCGAGACGGGGCCGGATGCCTCGACGGCGATGCTGCCGACATCGGGAAGCGCGACGGGGTCAGGCGCAACCATCTGGCCGGTGTAAGCGCCTCCGAGCGCGCCGGCACCAGCACCGGCCGCGGCGCCGGCAGCTCCCGACACGATCACGCCGCCAGGAGCGACGAAGCCGACCTCGGGGATGGCGACAGCCACGCCGCCAGCTGCGCCAGCTGCGCCACCGGCGAGGATGGCGTTGCCGGTGATCAGGTCGCGCTGGTTCTTCTGGTCGCGGATGAAGCTGCGCGGATCGCTCAGGGCCTCGCCCGATGCGCCGACCTTCCCGCCACCGACCAGGCGTGAGAACTCCAGGTCCTGCGCGATCAGCGGGTTGACCGCAAAGGCGCCGACGTTCTTGAGGTTCAGATTTTTCGCAGCCTTCTTGACGCTGCCGTAGGTGTCCTTGGCGACGTTCTTGACGCTGTTGGTCGTATCTTCAACGAAGTTGGAAACGCTGCCGCCCATGGTTCAGTCCTCCCGCTTGGTGGGGTGCAGGTGCTTGCACCACAGGATCTCGCTGGCCTGGTAGCCCATCGACAGGAACAGGGGCGACAGGTCGTGGTTCACGCGGCTGGCCTGATAGATCAGGTCGACGCCCTGCTCGCGCAGCGTGGCGTGGGCGAAGCCGACCAGCTCCTGTGCGTTGCGCCCCAGGCGGTACTCGGGCTGCAGGTACAGGCCGTTGACCTCGGCGACGCGCATGCCGGTCGCGTGGGGGTGCTGCACGATCAGGATGACAACGTAGCCGACCAGCCGGCCGGCGTCGCGTGCGGTCAGGAACAACAGGCGGTCCTTGGCCTCGGCGGCGGCGAACGCCTCCCGGTCAAGGCGCGCCCGGTGGCCCGCCTCGTGGACGACCTCGTCCCAATGGGCTGTTGCGAGGGGCTGTAGCTCCTCCCAGCAGGCCAGCATGGACTCGATGGCAACGGCAAGGGCCGGCATGCCGTGCAGGGTGGGCGCGGTGGACTCGCCCTCCATCCCGGCACGGTCCCGGGCGGTGGTTCTTCCTACAGCGCGACCACTGCCCACGTACCTGCCCAGGTGTATGCCAACCCATTGCCCACTATCTGGGCAGGTACAGCGATCAGGTCACCGGGTCGTACTCGGTGACGGCATGCCCGGGCGTTGCCTGGCCGCCCGACAGGCTCGGGATGGCGGTGGCCATCTTGGGCTGGACCTGCTGGGCGAAGGTCAGCGCCAGGCCGTCGCCGAGGTCCGGCGACCAGCCCAGCCGCGCCTTGATCTGGTCCTTGGGCTCGATCTGGAAGCGCCCGCCGGTGAACAGGTAGGTCGGCGCGGTCAGCTCGGCGGACAGCTCGGGCAGGTTGGGCAGGGCGACGCCGCCGGTCTTGACCCACTCGGCCATCTCGAACCACATCTCGGCACGCTTGTTGGCGTAGCGTGGGTCGTTGGCCTTGCCGGCGAACTGCACCTCGATCACGTCGAAGTTGGCCAGGCGCAGCGCGTCGATGACCCCGGCCCCATAGCCGCCGGTCCCGTCGACCAGCACCGCATCGGCTCCCCACTTCGTGATCGCAGCGGCGACCCTGCCTGCGATCTGCTCGGTGCGCGCCCCGCGCATGATGACCGGGGCGAAGGCGACCGGCCCCTGGCGCGGGAACAGCACGGTGCGGTCATCGCCGAAGCGCGCCACGTCCACGCCGATGACCTTGGCGGCGTGCCGGTAGGTGTCCTCGACCAGGTGGCGACCGAGGCAGGCGTTGACCTCGTCAGGCCCCAGCAGGCTGTTCAGCGACCCGGGCGGAAACTTGCCGAAGACGTTGACCAGCACCCACGGGTTATCGCGCCCGAACTTCTCGATCTGCTGCCGTGCCCAATCGACCGACACGCGCGGGGTGCGCTTGGGGTCGTCGGGGTCGGCGGTGATCTCGGTGAGGTGCCAGAGCTTCCGCTCGCTGGTGCAGGCGCGGTAGAGCGGGCCCTCCAGCATGTACGGGTTGCCGGCGATCAGCAGGTGCGCCTCCTGCTTCCCGGGGTCGACGACGTTGGCCAGTCCAGCCTCAGCCGCGGCGACCACAGCGTCAGGCACGCCGCCGGCCTCGTCGATGACGAACAGCACGTTGTCGGCATGGATGCCGGCCAGCGTCTCGCCCTGGGTCTTGGCGTCCGATCCCTTGGCCCACTGGCGCGCCGAGGCCCACCAGGTCTCGGGGTGATCGTTGGCGACAATGCGCGTCTTCGACCAGGTGAACGCGCTGCGCAACAGCTCGCTGCGGTTCTGCCAGTTGGCCAGTTCGGTCCACAAGCCGTCGGCCAGGTTGTCGCCGGTAATCGAGGTGCAGACGACCTTGGGATGCAGGCGGGTCAGCATGAAGTTCCAGACCAGCCACGCGAGCACGCAGGACTTGCCCGGACCCTTGCACGCCTTCATCGCCATGCGCTGCTGCTGCGGGAACGCGGTCAGCACATCGACCTGCCAGGCGTCTGGATCGGCCTTGAACACCTCGCGCACGAAGGACACGGGGTCGGTGCGCCATCGGCGCAGGGCGGACGCGGCGCGCTCGCTCATCGGATCGTCTCCAGAACATCGCGCCTGTCCCACGCTGGATGGATCAGGACCGCATCGCATTGCTGATCGCGCGCCGGATTGCATGGGCATGCGGTGCTCGGCTTGTGCGGCTGGTCATCGTCCAACGGCATGACGTGGATGCCGTCGTCGCTCTCGGTGGTGAGCCAGCGCGGCGCGCTCACGTCTTCTCCGACGGCGGGACCAGCGACGCATCGACCAGCTGCTCGAGCGTCAGCTTGCCGGTGTGCTCGACCTCCTGCTTGTCGCGCCAGGTAGCCGGCCGGCGGTTCTTCAGCCAGTACTTGGCCGCTTCAGGATCGGGCGGGTAGTGCTCGGTGTAGGGGATCTGTTCGACGCTGCTGCCCATGCCCTGGCCGCCGCTGACAGTCAGGATCTTCACGGCGGGATGGCTGTAGCCCCGTGCTCTCTCGAACAGGGCACGCTCGACCGCGTCGCTGGCGTCCTCTCTGCCCAGCTCAATGGCTGCGGAAAACTCAGGATGTCTGATCTGCCACTCGGTTATTGTATCTCGATTGACGCCAAAATGTTCAGCAATGTCGGCAAGCGTCTTCCCGTTTCCCGTCATAAGGCGCGCCGCCAGCGGATGTTCCTCGGGGTTGTATAGCGATGGACGGCCCGTTTTCTTGGGCGGCTTGCGCGGTTTCTTACGTTTCGGCATGGTGTGGTTCCTGTTCGGCATATTCGTCGGCGAGGTGCTCGAACCCCAGCCGATTGTCGTGATCGAGGAGGGCCAATCCTGCGGCGGTCGGGTCATAGTACCCGCGGCGCAGGGCCCCGGTTTTGCGCGGTGCGAGGAAGCCCCGCTGCACTAGGCGGCAAACGGTGGTGTCGACGTAGTGGTGCTGTGGACCCCAGACGGCGACCACGGTGCCGACGTGCCCATGGCAGCAGGTCAGCAGGCGCAGGACGGCAACGGCGTCGGCGTTCATGCTGCACCTATGAACTTAAAGTGATTGTTGGTTCCGTGTGCGGTTTGGCCCAAACAGCACATATATAAATAAATATAACTATATATAATATATATATTTAACCATATGACACCAAACCGCACAGAAAAACACGATACCACTAAAAAGAGGTAT